CATGGAATTCAGTGATGCGCCAACGCTTGGGTGGATCAATTGTTTTGTCGTTGCTGAGGATTTGATTAAGCATGCTGCATGTATCTTCCCATTCACGGAATCGGTACTGAGACATGCCAAGCCTTTCTTCATAGTCATAACTACGTTGTGGAGCAGCCTTCTGTTCCAAGTAGTATTTACTACGCATTTGGAAGAATGAAGCAACTGGCATGTGTTCAGCTAGCCACGAAACAATAATTGTTGATACAGGGCTCCAGACTTTAATGCCCATCAAGTTATCAATGTTTGACTGGTAGTAATCCAGTGGAACTGCATCACCCCAGATTGAATGGACATAATGAATACCCTTAACAAACTCTTTAATTAACAACCAAGGCTTGCGGATTGTAGCCATGGTATCTACTGATTCATCTTGGTAATTTGCATTAATCTCATTACATTTATCTTGGATCCACTTGCGGAAGAATGGTTTATTAAGGATGTGACGAATGCGTACAAATTCGCTGAGCGGATTATAGTGAGGGACATTTACATGGTAATCAATTATGTAGAACAAAGATGCAACTGATGCAGACCATTGTTCTTTAGTCTGCTTAAAATCTTGTTCGTATTTGATCCAGTAGTTACGATTTAAGTCACGATCTTCACTAAGCAAGTTGTATAGATTACGAGAAGTTTTGATGCGATCAAAGATACCACGACCGTCTGACCAAGTTGGAATTGTTTTCATAAGTGCACCCTGGAAGCGCTTAAGCATTAATGAAATGTTTTTACTCTTTGCTTTCCAGCTACCAACGTTATACACCCAGCGGGTTTGATCATTACCATCAATTATGTTTTGCTTGGTAACCAATTCAGTCTTGTGGTAATAAGTAGAGCGACCAATTTCTGATACGGTGTATTGTTCCAGGTGATTTTTAATCTGGTAATCCAGCATCTTACGAGTGGCGGCTGTGTCCTTGAAGCAGTAAGTGTAGCCGTATACATAATCATTCTCCTTGCCTTTAGGTGGCAGCCATGCTGCTACCCATACGCCTTCGTAGTGGTACATTACTGCATGGACCACGTACTCTACGTTGGGAATGTTACCGACAGGCAGCTTGAATTCATGGTGCCTATCGGGAGTAGCTGATGCATTAATGACATCAACTGCTTCTTGTTGCAGCGATTCTTTTACAACATCCAATGGCATTAACTGTGGTGGATTGCCAAGTGGATATTTAGATTTCTTGGTAGTTGCCTTGGCTTGATTCTCAGTACGTGCCAACTTCTTGAGCGTTGGATCGTAAGGGATAAGTTCGTTTTGAAGGTTGGTCGGAAGACGGAATTCCATGGTGAGTTCAAGGTTGTGTGTACAAAAAAAAAGCCCCGTCAATCGGGGCTGTATTGTTTGAGCCAGGTGCCGACTGTGGTTGAGCCAACGCCTAGCAAAGCAGCAATTCGACGATGAGTTACGCCATTTTTCTTCAACTCAATTGCTGATTGAATTTGCTTCATTCTGTGAAGCTTATCTTTGTTGATGTAGCGTTTTACTTCTTCATGAGTGACATCAGTAAACAAAGGATGAAGCTTATCATTGACAACAGGAGCAACAATTTTAGCCGGGGCTTGTTTAGGTTGCTCTTGTTTTTCAACCTGTTTAACGCTGAGAATGTGAACATTCCTGGCGCCAGGGTGATCTTTGATTGCTTTATCTTGTGCATTGATGCCGCTTTTTGCTTTTATAACTGTTTCTAAAGGTTTACCATCACCGAAACAAATGCGGACGTTGTAAATTTTTTCCATCAATCAACTACGTGCTTCCAGCTTTTCCGGTTAATGATTCCGTAAACAGTTGTCCAATGAATCCTGTAGACCTTGGCAAGATCTTCTACCATCTTTTGACGGTTTGGAAAAGTGCCAGTGTATTTTGGGTCGATAGCTAAACTTCTGATTTCACGAATATCGGTTTCTTTGAGTTTAGATTTTGGGCTGCGCTCTCCAACAGATCCGTGTGTAGCAGGAAGACGTGTACCGGGTTTAATAGCTGGTGGACGTTTTGGTTTGTGAACGTTGATAGAAGTGTTGCGAACTTTGGTTTGCGCTACTGAAATAGAAGGCAGTACGCTCTGAAGAGGTGCGCTGATGATGATGCGATCGTCACCACGGTTGGCGCTGATGACGATCATTCCGTCCTGGACATCAATCTTTGGATTGTCTTCAGATTTGATGTTCAGGACTTGGACGGGCTCGAAGCTGAAGGAGTTCATGGTTGAGTGTGCGTGCGGTTGACCCGATTGCTTGACCACCCTAGCTGATCCTTGCTAGATTGCAAGTGTGCATGGTTGGACGACCAAGCATGTGTGTGTGTGTTCAATGGTTTGGGTCAAGGGGTGGTGCCCTTGGCTTTTTTTCATGCGCCATTTTTAATCTATAGATGGAAGTAGATACTATTCAGTTCTATTCATATAGAAGTAGATACTATTCAGTTCTATCTATAGGTAAACAGTATTAAGTTCTATCTATATATAAACCCCTGGCGGCGGACTTAACTTGGATTGATTTATACGTAAAATTCCACTTGCACAGAGGTACATAGATCTACCCCTGATACAAATGGAATTGATTGTATAACTGATTCTTTGGTTTGTCTTAAGGATTCTTTTTGGTAGTCGTCACATTAGTCGAGGTGATAGAGATTTTTTGCTGTTAGTCGCAACATTAGTCGAAACAGCTGAGATCTTTTCTGTAATCGTTTAGACCCCTGGAGTAGCATTCATTGATGAATCGACCAAGGTTGATGTTTTTAGGAAGAATTCCTGCGTCTCTCAGTTGATCCATCAATGCAGCTGTTTCCAGTCTCTGTGTATTCGTCAACTCAATGGGATGGTAATGACGAATATTTTTATTTAGATCTTCCATGACTTTGCAGATGGATGATTTTATTCTATTGCTGCTCAACGATCAGAATCAAACAACAGGAACTTCTTGACTTCTTTGTCATTTGCGTTGATGAGTTGAGCAATTGTCTTGAGTTTCTTTTCAGCGTTGAGTGCACGTGAACTCCAGTAGACCAGGTGTTGGTTTGTTTTGTTGAGTTCAGTTTCAAGTGCTGTTTGAAATAGAGCAGAGGGGCTGATGTCAAGTTTGGATTCTTTCCAACGAATGTGGAGTGCTTCTGGTACTGACACACTGACGACGATAGCCATGCATAAAAAATCGTGCTACCGAAACGATAGCACGTATTCTCAGGATGTTATTAACTTTTCAGCAATTGCTTTTGATTGCTGTGCTGAAGTTGATTGCTTGCCTGGCGGCAACAGGAACTGGCTCACTGACTGCTACGTCATTGGTGATGAGGCGTAGGGCGTTGGAGAATTCTTCTGCTTCATCCAGGTTGGGGAATGCAGGAGCAAATGTTCCGACATCGTGGTGGTGAAGCATGACCACGTAGTTGGTGACTGGCAGCTGCATTGAGTGTTTTGTTGCTTGGATGATACTAGCAGATTGGTTGACCCTTTGATCTGCGCCAACGCTAAGCAACAATGAATGGTCCGGACTTGTAGAAAGCTGATGGGTTGTCTTGGACTGTTCGATCGGCATCTTCATGATCTGTTACTTTGATGACTTCACTACGTCCAGTCGGTGTGTGAGCAAGTACTGCCCAAGCCAGTTTTCCGTTGGTGCTACTGGTGTTTTCCATCTGCTTTATATTGTCCGCACTTCATTATGAGAGGTATAAATCTGTACTTGTGCAACGACTTGTAAAGATGAGAACCATTGCTAGCACTGGGTTTTGGACACCAAGCGTAGCAACAGCTCTCATCAGAAATCATAAAGTGATTGTTAAGAGTTGCTTATAGGTTTGTGTAGTGAAAGTTTGACAGGTTTTAAATTCCGTACGTCATTTGATGCCGCAGACTGCGGAACAACTTGGGAATCTTTTCAATGAGTTTGGCAATTTGCCACGGTTTAATGACACGCCAACTCTTAAACTTGTAAACTTTGTCAAAACTCATCAGGATCAAGATAACGGAGCATGAATCATAAATGATTCCTACCACCCACTTGATGCCACGGTAAATTTGCCAGAATTTACGCGTTCTATCAAACTTTGGATTTGGTTTGTAATAGTGGTGTGACTTGCTGCGGTACACCATTATCTGATCAGAACTTTCTGATTGCGTTAACCAGAAGCTGACCAAGAGCAGCTGTGATTAGAGGCTGTGCACCTGGAGCAGGTGGAGTGCAGCCGTAGTGGGAATTAAAGCCTGTTGGACCAGGCATTGGGAGAGATGATTGAGAGCGAATTGCATTGGTGATCTCGCGGTTAATCATCAACTGAAGCTGTCCTTCAGTAAGGAAAGGATTGAACATGGTTTGACTGTTGTGTGGACGTTGGTCGTGGACTTACACAGTTGAGCGGCTTCCCAACTGATGCCACGTTTAAGGTTAACTCATAATGACTATGAGCTACTTCTTATGTTTTATTCTGCGTCGTAGCTGTCGTCAACAAGCAGAGGACGATACGCTGTTGTAGTTTCCTGTGGTTTGAACTGAGTGATAATTGTGTCCATCAGTTCGTAGTAGAGGTCAAGACTCAATTCCTGCTCTCCGTGGATTGTATCCATGAAAAGAGGATCTTCCATTAAGTCATCAAGCGTGTTGAGAATCAATTCAAGCTTGGTGACGATTGTTTCGTAGGTTGTTGCTTGAGTTTTGGACATGGTTTGGATGCTCCAGGTGTACAAGTTCACTGCAGTTTACTGTAAGCCACTTCTCTTTATTCGTCTGTAGCTTCAATGATAATTTGAACGCCGTCTTCGGTTTCAACGATTCTGAGATTGTTTTGAAACGCATCAAAAAAACTCAATGAGTCGTCTGAGGTTTGCGATGCCTCTGTTGCGTGATGAATTGCATCCAGCTGCGCCATGATTGCTTGGTTCTGAACATCATCGGCATCAACGTTAGACATCATAAAACGTTGACCTGATGGTGTGATAAAACCACCAACAAAACCAGCACCAACATTGTCCGCTGCTTCTTTCATGCGTGCAACAAGTTGCATGGCTTTAAGTTGTTCCATGCTGTACTTGTTTTGGTTTGCAAGGTCGGAAGAGTTGTTGTTTGCTTCCCAATCAAGATTGTTCATTGCTTTACGGACGAGATTTTTGTTGCGGTTACGATAAATGAAAAGTTGTTGCTGGTGATCAGACATTGTCATGCTGATCAACCATTTCAATTGAAATAATTGTGTAACCTCCATATGCAAGTAAAAGATTTGCTACGGCAACAGCTGTACGCATTGATTTGTGATCTTGCGTACGCATAGAAGGATCGTCTTTTGCAAAGTATTTAATTGTTGTTTTGGATTGATTTTCAGTCATTTCTGTTCTCTAGCACTGGCGCTTGGCTAATCAGAGCCAGCAGAGTGTCACGTTGCCGACGACGAGCAGCATCAGAAGCAGCACTAGCAGCATAAGCAGCATAAGCAGCAGAATCAGCAGCACGAGCAGCAGCCTCAGGAGCCCAAGCAGCCCAAGCAGCAACAGCACGAGCATCAGCATCAGCCAATTCCTGACCACTGGCAAGCAGATCCATACCTGCAATAACAGGATCAATAACTACCTGAACCTCGTCAGGTTGCTCAGGCAATGCACGCAGCTCAGCAGCAAGAAACTGCCAGCCGACTTTGCTCAGATCTTTGCCATCACAACCGACCGCATCAGGCAATGTAGCAAAAAACGCTTTGGCTTCATCGTCAGGCAACGATTCAAAAATCGACTCAGCAATACGCTGCACCATTACAGGCAAGCCATAGGTTTGCTCGTTAATCTCTGGATCGTCAGAGTGCGCCAAGCACCCAATAAAGCAACCGCGTTTTCTGTATTCGTCCCAGTAACAGCCTTGAGCGATAGAGTCAGCAGCAACGTGAGCTGCTACTTGTTGGCGAAGTTGGTCTGTGTTCTTGGTAAGCATGATGGCGTCAGTCATTTGGTACCCTCCAGCTCGGCGGCGATGGCGGCAGAAGAAAGGTCAGTCATTTTTAAATCTTCTTCACGGCGAATACCTTCAACTTTGCAAATAAAATCTACAGCACCTTCAATTAACTCTTCTCGGAGTAAGGGATCAGCCAAAATAGCTTTGATGTCAACTCTGTTGTGCGTTAAAGTTTTAGTCATTCAGGTAGCGCCTCCAGTGCGCGGCGGATGGTTTCAATGTCAGCTCCTTCGTAGCTGGGGTATTTCTTGCCAAGTCGAATAACGGCTTCCAGCGCCTGCTCCTTCAAGCTCGGCGGCTTGGGGCGGCGGGCGGCGCGAAGATGTACCCCGTCTGCTGGCGTTTCCATCTTCACCCACTCACAGCACGCCTCCAGCTCCTGGTCGGCACCCCATTGGGCTACTTCGGTAACTATAAAGTCGAAGTAAGTCTTTGGATCGTCTTGATACTGATCGGCTTGCTCCCACTACTGCTGCAGCAGCTCGAGTGGTGGGGTGATGGGGTGTTGATTAGTCATTCTTCATCCTCCAGATTGTTTTCAGCCCAGTCACCAAGTGTTGCTTTCAATGCCTGGTACTCACCCCAGCTAAATGACATACGCTGTTCACCAGCGCTGGTACTGAGATGTACATCAAAACCTTCACCGTTGTACCATTCGGTTACCTCAATAAAGTCATCTGGTTTAGCGCAGCAATCATACTCTTGCAAACAATTAAAACGTGCATTCCGTTGGTATTCTTTTGGTGTCATAATCAATTTGCGTTGTAAGTGATTACCGTGTTCTGCACCTTCATGTTGTAAGTGTTGTGCATTTTCCAAAGACGGACAGTGTCGTATTCACTGTCAAATCTTTCATTGTTCATGAAGTGAATGTTTGCACGTCTTGCTGCACATTCTGCAAGATGGATTTTATCAAAGAGAGTGAGAGAGTTCATGGTGTTGTTGAGTGTGTTAGTTGTTGTAGTTAGTCAAGAGTGGAGCTTTATGTGCTTAGCGTGAGCAGCGGTCCATCTTTCATGAGCAGAGATAGGAGGTTCACCAAGGATTTCTTCATCACTTGGTTCATAGTTTTCGTACTCTTCAATCTGTTCAAGGATGTTTTCAAGGAGATTGATAAAATAGTGATCTCCTACATCAATAGGAAGTTTTTCTTGGCGCTGAAGCATTGCATTCAATTCTTTCTTAATGAGGGAAAACCGGATGCAATCAGGAACAGGACGAGGTGTAACTGAGTTGAACTGAAGTGAGTTTGGCATTGTGTTTATGCAGCTTGAGATTAAAAGAACATTCTGGATTCGGACGGAGTGTAGTCATCCAGGCATTTATCTGAATCATCGACGTCAACAGATTCCCACTCTTGGTGAACCAACAAGTTGTAACGATCGATGATACCTTTCAGATCTTCTTCTTTGTCCTCAATTTCAATACCTGGAGGAACATTTTCCTTGTATACGTGTGTTCTGCAGAGACCTGGAGCATATTCTGCCATGTCATACAGAGTTTGAGGACTGGTTATCTTACCCATATCTTCGATAACTGCTTCGACAACAATGTCTCCGTCTTCATCGAGATAAACTTTCTCGATTGAAAGGATGCCGTTTGGAAGGCTCATAGTGTGTGGTGGTGAAAGTGAAGTTGTTGACTGTATCCTCTTGAACTACCTCTTGTCTCTTTGTCTGCTATTGTAGTAATTGCTACAGAATTGAGGACAGAGCATGACTCCGGCACTGGTGACGTACCTAGTCACGTTTAAGCGTACACAGAAACGCGAGCAAAACAAGCAATTTGTTGCAATTCAACAAACTGTTGTAGATGCAAAGCAAGAGAATAAAGCAGGGCTAGTACAGATGTACTGAAAACTACCCCGGTCGTGAGTGGTTTAACTCATTTCCGGGGTAGTACATGTTTACTGTTGTCCGTCACTCATAGCGAGGCCGGACTTCTGGATACGACGTGGCGTATTTGTCGTCGTAGCAAACCCGATAGGTTGCCCAACCGAGGGAGTCTGTGTCTTCACCGATCTCCGACCTGGCGTAGGCTTCGAGGTCGATGGCTTCTTTGATTGCCTGCTTTTTGCTGAAGACGCAGACTGTGCGGATTGGGAAACCACGTTCGTAGTACCAACCTCCTTCCTCAGGCCCACCGTAATACATTCCGCACTCGTAGAGGCAGACTGTGGTTGGCTCTTTGCTTTCGAAGTCTTCGTACATCTGGTAGAGACTGATGTAACGTCTGACGACTTCGCTTTTGGCGTATGGAGGGTAAGTGCGCATTGGATTGCTTCTCTTATGAGTGTGATTGCAATGGACAGGAAAGTGATCAGCAAGATGATCGGATCTTCATCCCACACCTGGCGATTAGTTTCGTTAGTCATGGATTACATACCTCTCGTTGTAGTGGTCACAGGCATTGCGTTCTGCTGAACTGATTTCTTCGACACCGTCCCAATCATCTTGGGATGATTCGCGCATGGCTTCTTCAATTTCGTTGTGTATGTCAGCCATGGCATCAAGGTAATCAGCGGTGTGCTGCTGTTCGTGGAATGAATAGTCAGACATGGAAGCAGATGCAAGCCAAGGAAAAAGCGTATCTTCTTGAGCAAGTTGCTCGTGGTCAGGATTGTTCATGGCTTCAAAGGAGCAGGAGGACCATGAAGAACCATTTTGGAAACACAGCCATAACTGTCACCTATGACTGTATTCAGCGTGACAATCTGATTCAACTTTGTATTGCACGTTCTCATAACGTGGTTGTTCAATACATTGTTTAAAAGAATGCAAGCAAGAAGACCGATGCTAGTACCGAGTGAAATTGCTGTGTAAATACAGATAATTTCTTTGCGGTTGCTAGAAGTGTTGATCAATTTGCTGGAAAGAGACATTCTGTTAGGTGCAAAGGACTCTTCAGGGCCACTATTGAGTGGCCGACCAGAGAGCCCTGGAGCCCCCTGGTTTCGTCCTCATGCAGCAAGCTTACGCCAGTCCAGATCAAGAGAGATGCAGAGCTTGTAACCTTGCTTAGTGAGTTTAGAGACCGAATCTCGAATCACTTCAATGGGTGCTTCTAATCGGATGTATTCGGAGCGATGTTGTTTGCAGTTAACTTTGGTCATTTCTGCAAAGTCGCCACGAATAGTGACTAGGTAGCCACTATCTTCTTTGCGGTACAGAAACGAAGTGTCTTGGCGCATGGTTAGTGGTGGTGGTGGGTGAACAAAAAAGCAGGTAAAACCTACTCAGATTTAGTTTGAGCTTCCTCTTCTTTCTGGAGTTCAACTGTAAGTATCTCCAAAATTTCTGGATCTACGCAGTTGGTTAAATCTCCAAGATCTTCTTGAGGAGCAACGTAATTAGCAAGCTTGCGTCTACCAACTTTTACTGCATCAACAACAGATTGACGTTGTTGATCACTCAGTCGTTGCCAGGTGATTGCAGCAATCGAAGCAATTGCTGCAGCAGAAACAAGTTTGCGCATGTCAGAAATCAGAGGTGTGTTGGTTCTTGATGTACTGAGCAGCACTCATTACTTCAAGATGTGGTCTGGGATAATCCGAACCGCAATCAACGTGTATTCGCCATTGACTAGCAATGGTTGCTGCACGTTGCTTTGCAGATTCAGAATCAGGATGATAGCTGTCAATCAAATTGTTCCAAACAAGAACAGTGCAGTTCTTGATAGCGGACATGATTAGAGAGCAAGTGGAGTAGCCATGAGGGCTACAAAAAAAGGAGTTATAACTCCCGTTTCAGTGTGTGAAACGCAACTTATAACTCCCTTTCAGGTAACCGTCAATCAGAACGGAACTTCCTCCAGAGTCGGCTCAGCCTTCTTCCTGGCGACGGACTTTGATTCAACTGCAGATTGCTCTGCAGCTTCTGCGGCCCGTTGTGCCGTGGAAATCTGACCGAGGCGGACAGTGGTAGAAGAGGTGACAATCACCTCCATGCGACCGCGAGGCTCACCTTCCGGCGTTTGCCAGGTGTTGTAGCGCAGGCGTACATCCAGAGCGACAGTGTCACCCTTGTTGTAACGCTGCTTGATGTTCTCACCGACACCGTTGTAAGCGGTGACAGGGATTGGGGAGTCTTGCTCCCTGTTATCGAGCGGTGCTACTCGGAACTCAGTGATTGCCAGCGAATCGTTAGGCGTGCGCTGGTTGATGTCGGACACGATGGTACCGACGATGGTTCCATTGTTGACTGCAGACATGGTCGTTGTTCAAAGGACATGCAGCATCCAAGCCCAGGCTGCGATTGGGCAATTAAATGTATGGAAATATAAAGTAATCGTTAAATTGAATAGAACTATTTCTTAGGCTGTTATTGATGAAATGCTGAGAGGGAGGAATTGCACCTCCCCTGGCTGTCTACAGCTCAGCCGAGATTGATTTCTTGCTCAATCTCATTTTTGAGCCACTTAAGTAGCTCACGGTTCCCGGTGATTATTCGATCAGCCGTTACAATGAACGGTGTGAGATCGAGTTCACGCATGCCATCCATCCACTGCTCAAAAGCAGCGAAGAACTGGAGGCGGAACTGCTCCAATTCTGCATCCACCTGGGGTGAACGGAGAGTGGAATCACGCCTGGCAAGCAGGCGAAGATCCTGGAGCTTGTTATACACAGCAGCTTCGGTCATGGCGACGCTTGGTGGTGTGTGCGAAAGTGCCTGCTGAATTGCAGGCAAGAACTGGGCCAGGGTTTGCACCTGGCCGCCCGCTTTGACGGATCAGCTAAGTTGAAACAGCGAGTCGTAAACCTTGTGAGTAATCTCACCGTTAAGATCATTCTCTTTGATGAAATGATCAATAATCTCGGCAAGACATTTCTCGTGGCTCACGTGCCTTTCACAAGAGACTTCAATCGCTGCTTCACGCAGCGAAATAAGAACCTCAAGAGTGTAAGCAAGTGCTGGTTCCACAGGGTTCTCCTGTTGTGCGGTGCCTATCTCCGCTGAAGGCAATAACTGTGGGAGGGTTTGCACCTCCCAACCCGCTTTGACGGATTAGCCGTAGTTCTCCGGAAGTTCACAGTATTCTGGATACTGCTGGAAGAACCGATCCCAGGCCCAGGCTTGTGCCTGTTCATCGGTATAATCCTGTCCTAAAGACTGGAGATTCTCGATGAGATCCTCAAGGATCACCTGGTAGTTGTGGTTAACCACGGGGGTTAGCTCCGTTGTGCGGTACCCATCTCCGCTGGGGGTAATGCCGAGTGGGGGATTCGATCCCCCGGCTCACGCCAACCTTGCGGTTACTCAGCTTTGATCGCGTTTGCGATCTTGTTACGGACCTTGCGGCCCATAGGTGATTTCCAGGCTGCAATAGCAGCTACGGCTGTGCCAGTAACTACTACACTTGCAATGCCTACAGCTACGCTGCGCTGTTCTCCTGCTCGTCGGTACAGCTCTTGTACGGTGTTCTCAGCTGCTGCCTGAGCAGCGGCTTCGGTCGCAAAAAAGATGTCTTCAGAGGGATAGAAGTTATGCACGGTGGGTGTGTGCGGTGTGGTGCTTATCTCCACTGGAGCAAATTTGCATAGAACTGCTTCTTAGGCTGTTCAATGCAATAGCAGATGGGGGATTCGATCCCCCGGCTCACGCCTTAATCTGCTGTACCGGCTACTGCAAAATCTTCACTCCAAGCGGGTTTCCACTGGGGTGAAGCAATGTACAGAAACTCCAGGTTCATAATTTGAGCTGAAGTTACCGGATAGTTAAACACTTCCAGAATGCTCATTTCAGCAAAGCTGGGATGTCCGATCATTAGTTCAATCACGGGTTGTTTTGTAAACTACACAGTCATGAAGACTGCATCTAAGGCTGTTAGCCCTGGAGGCAATCATCGGTGTTAATTGTGTAAGCGCGTTCCGCAATTAACGAAGTAAACAAGGTGTGGCTCATTCCACAGGCTCTGCCGGTTGAAAATCGACCCCCACTAAATATCAGGCGTCAAGACTGAGAAGCCTTGCGTTGGAAGGGATTTGAAGGGGAGTACAGGGGTTTGTACCCATGAAAGTGGTGTGAGTATGCTGACAGGGTGTTTCAGGGTAGATTAGGTATGGTATAGGTGTGACAGGCTCATCAGCGACAGCATGTCAAGCTGCCGGACCGGGGTGTTACCCCCGGTTTCGCCGTGTATTTAGAAGTTAGGCTCACCTTGAAGCGACCAACCCTTACGGATCAGCGCTGACCAGAGGCGGCGAGCTTCTTCGGTTGGTATTGTCTTACCGCGACCAAAGCTTGGCTTGGTATAGACCGTGTTGTTAGCGTTTGGCATGAAGTCGTACTTCACCCACTCGCCGTAACGCTCAACTTCGAGCGTGTAGTAGTTCGCCATCGGATTAAAATCCAACACAACGCCACCGCTTGAACTACCTCTGCGGCTGTTACTTCCGACCCAACCCCAACGTAGTCTCATACCTTTCTTTTTTTCCTTCAGCCGCCTTCCAGCAGCTGTTGTTGTCTGATGGCTGCCGCAATTTTTACCCAATTTTGGCTGTTTTTAGGCGGCAGTAGGGTTCTAGCTGCGTTTTAACGTGTTCAGAACGCTTAAAATCGGTTATATATAAAGTATTTTGGTCAAATGCCCGTCTCTCCAAGGGATTTTGCTCTCTGGGCATCCGCTACAGGCAATAAATATCCGCAAACGCCAGAAGAAAAGATGGCTGCGGCGCCGCATGCCTACGATTTTGCTAAAAACCTGGGCAAGACCGGTGCAAATGCTCCTGGTTCACGCGTCGGCGGCCGAATTGTATTCGATCAACCTATTTCTGCGCAGTTTGCAGATGATAACTCTGTTCTACATTCTTCAGTAACTCCAGACAACAACATTCCTAAAGTTGCTGGAACCCTGGACAACACAATGACCGGGGAGCATTATGACAACCAACAACGTGATATGCGGGAAGATAATGCCCGCAGCAACAACTTAGTTCGTAACCTGGGCCGAGCCGCACTTGCAACGGGTGTAGTTGCTGGTGGTGCAATCCTTGCTACTCGTCCTGAAGCACGGCAAGCTGTTCGTGGTGCTATTGATACTGCACAGCAACAAGCTTCTAATATTGGAAACCGTATTTCGGACTTCTTAGGGGGACTAGGGGTTTCGCGTTCCGTTGATAATGAAACCATTCATAACACAGGTGACGTAACACCACCTACAACTAGTCAACGGTATCAACAAGAACAAATTCCCAATGCTATGCAAGAATTGCAAGCAGCAAAGGGAGCAAACGTCGGTACGCCAGAAAAAGCAACTGTCCCAACAACAACTGCTTCCACTGGCGTTAAACCTGTAACGGAAAGTGAAATTATTTCTACATCCCAAACGTTTACTCCAAGGGAAACAGGGTTCCGCAGTGCTGCATTAGCTGAGTATGAAAATGCAATGCCAGCAACTGAAACAGTACAGGAAGCACGGCGTCAAGCAGCTACTGCGCAACTTCAACGTGCAGCTGAATCTATCCGCAGCAGTGAACCGTACCAGATGGAAATCCCTGGTGTAGGCGCAACACTTATGGCCCTGCGTTCTAAAGAAGCAGGCGTAACGCCAGAACAAGCAGGAGTCTATCAAGCACCCCCAGCACCAAAACTTGGTCCTAGTACAGAACAATATTCTTTACTGCATACAACCCCCGATCCTTGGACTGGTGAGTACACCCCTGCTGTTCCTACTTATTCTCCTTTTCAACAAACATCAGATTTAAACCCAACAGTCAAAGAACAATTAGACATTCCCGCAAGAAACATCGGCTATTCTGGCTCCGGTCGAATTGTTCACCACGGGGAAGTACCTGCACCTAAATTAGGCGGACGTAGTTTAGTCCGTATCCAAGGTGAAGGTCCAAGCCGGGAAACAGCTACAGTTGAACAACAATTTTATCCAGGTGAAATAGGTCCTGCAGAGCAACGGGATATTACTGGCGCATTCTTAACACCTAAAGTTACACGTCTAGCTGGCGCACGAGATATTGAAGCTGCTATTGCAACACGTGAAGCACAAGGAGTTTATCCCGAAGGCCGTTACTCTTCCCTGGTAAGCGGAGAAGAGTATGCTCCTGCAAGTGAAATTTGGCGTCAATCAAGCACAATTGATCCACGTGTTGTTACCGCTGGCGAACAAAGCGTTCTCGGCAAAGTTCAAGGTTACTTGGGAGGAAAAGCTGGTTGGGTCGAGCAAGCAAAACAACAACGTGAAATTGCAAGGCAAGAACGTTTAGCAGAAGCAGCGCCACAACTTGCTGCACTCAAGATGCAAATTGAGGGTACACCTCAACAACGTAAAGCAGCAGGACTTGAAGCCGAAACAGACCCGCGTGCACTTACTTTCTTAAAACAAGTTACAGGTCTGTACGACATCACAGAAGATCCTAAGCTGTTAGAAGCGGCTGGACAACGTGCGCTTCCCTTGAATGTCACACTCCCTGGCGGCGAAACTGTTCCAACAAAAAGTTTCTTTAAACCGTTTGGTGTTGTTGGTGCTGGCGAACCTAGCGCAAATGAGTTTATAACAACAAACCCGACGCAAGTTCAAGCTCTTGAAAATATTGCAATTGGCAAGCAGACTACACTAAACAATGTAAAAGCAGGGATTTTAAAGCAGTTTGGAAAAGAACCGACTGACAAAATTACAAACAACATGTTCAATCAACTTCCTCAAGCGCAACGACAAGTTTTAATGGATGCGCACAGTGATTGGACTGAAGCAACAACTCGTTTAAATCGAGCAAAAGATATGCCTGTTCTTTTCTCCATCCCAGAAGAAATTCAACAAGGAACAAAAATGGCTCCTATCGTCAGCCAAACAACTGGCGATGTTGTAGGCATGTCCGCTGTTCCGGCTGAAAAAGCAGTTGCAACCCCTGAGTTGTATCGCATGCGTGCAGCTGGTGGCGCTGGCCGCCAAGAAGTTGGTGGCGTTGGACGACGTCGTGAATCACTTGAATCTGAATATGGCCACACACGTTCTGGTTCACCGCTTGATTTAGAAACTGTTCTTTACAGACATAAAGATACAGGAGAAATTTTGACCGGCAGCGACGTCGGACTTGCCGAAATTGCACATGGTTCCGTTGTACCTATTTCAGGTGAAACAGTTGAACCGCAACGCATTATGGGTAAAGAAGGACGTACGTTTAAAGGCATTTCCGCAGACGTTATTAACCGTGCTTCATTTGATCCCGTTGAACGTGAAAGATTGCTTGCTGCTTTCCCAGAAGCTAAAACTCCAGAAGGATTAGTTTATGCGCCAGGGGCATTAGAAAGCCCTGGTGGTGGAGCCCGATCAACTCTTGGAACACGTTTTGACAAAAGCCCCGCTTTTTCACGTGCAGAAAGAGAAACAGGTTTTTGGTTAGATCCTGATGAACAAACGCCGTTACCAACTCCAGGTAGTGCACGTGAAGCAAAAATTAATTCGTTAATTGCTTCATCTGGCGTTGCGCAAAATGTTAATCCTCAAACCGCATACAAAACCAGAATGGAAAAAATTTCAACGCGTGTTCCAACACCAGCAGAACAATCCTTCTTGCGTGCACATATCCATGCTGGGATTTGGGGAGATCCCGCTGATCTGCAAAGTAATAGTGCTGCTCAAACAATTCAACTTGAGCCCGCTTCTGCAACAGTTGTGACTCACCGTGAATTCAAGCCAACCCAGCTCGTAATTCCTGGCGCAGGCGTAGCACCGCAAATTCGCTCTACTCCAGCACTGGAAGAAGCTGTTGCTACTGAACAATACATGGGCACCCGCCCTGGTCGGAATCTTCGCGCTGCAATGCAAAAAGCTCTTTCCAAAGCTGCTGTTTATCAGCCATCGCTAAATGTTGAAAATGAACCGGTCCAGCCTGGTATAACACACTTTGACTACACCAAATACAACGGAGTTCCGTTCTGAAACAAAACCAAGGGTAACACCTCGGTTCGGTGTCCTAATGACACCTTCTGCTAAATTAAAAACAAATAGAGGTTGTCATGGAATTACTGGAACCCATCATTGCGGCTGCTATCGGTGCTGCAGCTACTGGTTTGACTATGCAAATCAATAAAACCAGAGGAGCAAGGTTACTGCTTCGTTACGGCCCGCTAGTCCAAAAAGCTTACAACATTATTGACCCAATCCTTGACCAAAACCTTCACGGCTGGAGAGGGTCACAAGTTGATACAGCTTTTGAACTTGCCATCCAAACTGTTGCCGATGGTAAACTAACTCCTAGCGAAGTAAAGACTTTAGCCTTTGAAATGGCCAAAGCTTGGCTTCCGCAAAAAGCCGCAGACAAAGTAAGGCGTTTTGAACGGTCTTCTACGTTTGTACCTGAAATGCAAATTGCCGCCAGCATTGCCAAAAGAGTAAACTCTCTTCCTTTCTGATTACCAACCATGGCTGAAGATAAGAAATGGATTCAAGGCGCCATTAAACACCCTGGCGCTTTTACCAAAAAAGCAGAAGCGGCTGGCAAAAGCGTTAAAGAATATGCAGCCGAGGTGTCTGCTAACCCAGAAAAACACGACGAAAAAACTGTTCGTCAAGCAAATCTTGCTAAAACCTTAAGCAAACTCCGTAAGAAAAAAGAACAGTGAGACAACCGTTCTCAAAAGATTACACGTCTCCTCCTGACCAAGCTTGGAGATCCGGCTTCCACCCAGATGCTGGAACCCTAGGGCCAAACGCCTCTGTTCAATTTAAGAACGCATTTGCAAGTAAGCTAGATAAAAACCCTGACTACAAAGGTTTTTATGATAACGGATTTTTTCAAGACATTGCAGATCAATCTCAAGTAAAGATTGATAACGCATCAAGAACGAGTCAACCCAACTTTAAAGATCCAGCAGACAACACTATTGCACAAGGTTTTTTAAATCGCTATCTCCAAGGTGTTGAAAGAGGTTTAATTTCAGAAGAAGATAGGGTAGGTCCAGATAAACTTAGGTATATCTCCTCACAAGACGCTACTGCAGGATCTTCCGAAAGAAGTCCACAAACTGCAAGTAAATTCCCCGGAGAATCAGGAACGCAAATCGGATGAACATCCCGCAATCAATCCGTACAGCTGGCAGCGCCTTAAAGCAATACTTCACTGATCCCGCCAGTCTTAAACAGATTGGAAAAGCAATCGGGACTGAAGCTGCGTTAGGTGCTGCTGCACAACAGATCGTTCCTCGGATGGTTGGTCAACGTCCTGCCCAATCAATTCCTCAATCCTTAATTCACGCTGGCGTGCACTCAGCTGTAAATGTTCCTGTTTCTGGAGCATTGCAATCTATTGGTACGCCTGCGTTTGCTGCTGCAACAACCGGTGGTATTTTAGGTAGCGCAGCAGCAGCTCAATTTGCAAATCAAATTGATCCTGAAGTTGTTCAAGAAAACCACGCTAACTTTCACCAGTTGTATGCAATGCAACAAATGCGTGCCGCTGAAGAACAACAAAGAGTTAACAACCAAATTCAATTAGCATACGCGCGTAACTATAGTCCGCCAACTTTCATGTATCACCACAGCTCCAGAGATACGTCTACTACTGCAAATGAAATGGTTCGCAACATCTTGAGGTAATGAATCCAAATACAACGCTTAACCATCTTACAAACAGCGCACAAGCTGTACAGCGTTTTGCAGGGCAAGTTGTCAACAAAATGCAAGAAGGAATTGAGCGTAAACCATGGGGACGCTATTCAAGTGCGTACGGTAGCGTAAAAGAAGCTGCAACAACTGTAACTGATTCAGGTCGCATGGGACCGGCAGGAGTTACAGCCGCAGCTGCACTTGATGCCCTAACAAATGAAACACGAAAAGATGTTTGGCGTTTTACAAACATGCATCGCATGGTTGGTGATGTTGGTCAATACGTAGGGCCCAGGCTTGGCTTAGACAGCCCCCTCGCTGGGGCAACTGTGGCTGCAGCAGTTCCTGTTGCAATTGGTATGCTAAGCGGTCAAGTGGGTCCGATACACAAAGGTCTTCGTCCCGCAGGATATAAAGCAGTTGCTCCTGTTTCAAAAGAAGAAGACCCGTCAGGCAAAATCCCAATCTCTCCAGCAAGTGAAGCAGCAATGCGCTATCTGCTAGGGCAGAAAAGTCAACTGCTTGCTTATAAAGATTTCAAAGAAGAACGTCCAGATGTTCTTCCGTCTACATATTCAGCATATCGTCGTTACGAAAGAATGAAGCCAAAAGCTGGTCAATTTTTTTCGGCTGATCCTGAAACGCAATCTTTTTCTGCTTTAGGTGGAGCAATAAAAGGAACCGCACGTGGACTGAATGATCCTGAACTTCGAATCAAAGGTGTTCCTGTTACGGCAAGTGCAGTACTCGGTACTGCCGCTGGACTCGGTGCAATTAAAGGTTTATCAAAAACACTGAGCCCTTCAATTGAACTTAAGACTGGCTCCAGAGAAGAACTTATTTCTAGAGTGCCAACTATCGGTGAAAAAATAGCAGAAAAACTAGGAAAACATACTGATACAGCTCTGCTTGCAGCTGGAGCAGCTACTGCCGCTGCAGTTGGTATGGCAACCAAAAAAGCATTTCAAAAAGCAGCAGAGCGTCGTGTTAAAAAAGAAGAGCCAATAGAATACCTAAAGCATAAACACGGATCCTTCCAAGAAGCTGCCCAAGCCCTGGGCCAACCTAATGCACAGAACTGGCAACAATTAACTCCTTACGTAAAATAAAATGGCTAGCAGTTTCTTTACTGACGATTATATCTACAAGCCCAAAGGAGGATTCACAGGAGACTTTGGTTCGTCAAACTATAAATACTCTTCTGGGGACAGCGGCAACAAATGGAAACAAGCTTTTGATCTAGCTTCTGGGTTTTTAAAAAGTCGTTCCGCTGACAATGATAACAAATACAGGAATTGGGAAAACGGACCTTCTTTTGGAAACTCTATGTCTGGAGGTGCGTTTAACTTGTCTCCGGAATTAAATGTTGTTTACCCGCAACAACAAGCACCAATGTACATTCCAGGTACACCTGGTAAAAAAGGATTTGGTGAAACCATTGGTCAATCTATAATCGGCGGTGTCGGCGGTTTCTTAACTGGCGGACCTGCAGGAGCAATTGCAGGTGGTGCTGCACCTTGGTTTGGCTAAAGCGTATCTCATTTAAAATAACAAACAAGAGGATTTAAATCATGCTGCCTGCTTTACTTGGTGCTGGAAGGTTTGCTATGCAAGCGCTCCCGTACGTAACCGCTGCAATGGGTGCAGCCCCTGGCTTAAGAGAAGGTGATTTAGGTAAAGCTGCGCTTGGTGGCGGTCTTGGTTATTTTGGCGGCGGTCTTGGCAGCAAAGGAATTAAAAGTGTTACAGAAAAAGCAGCAGGACGATTTGCTGTTCCTATGACAGGACCGGCGGGAGCAGCGTTTGCCGGTACACAGACAGGACAGTTAATGTCCACACTTGGCAACGCCGCTAAAATCGGAATTCCGCTTGCTGGCGCAGCCGCAGCAGTGCCCCTTATCGGCGGCTTAGCAGGCGCTGCATCGGGTCCAGCTGCAAGCGTTGCTGGTGGTGCAGGCAAAGCCGCTCTCGGTGCCGCTGGACTAGGGCGCACAGCAACTTTTAACCCAGAAGAAATGGGTGCTGGTCCGCAGTATCAAACCGGTGCTGTACCACAAATTAGTCAATACGGCTATCCCGGTCTTATTGAGCAACAAAACCCCCTGGGCCCTTGGCAAGCTAATCTCCAATATCAAAAACAGCTTCAAGACATTAACAATCAAAATATCCGCAGTCTTGCAAACTATCAACTGCAGGCTAGTGATGCTGTTAAGCAACGTGACATGCAACGCAATGCTGCTGCTGCACAATTAAGCACCCTGTTGGCCACTCAATCCCAGATGCAACTGCAAGGCCAACAAATCGCTGGTGCACAAGCCGGACAAGCACTAGCTAATATTGGTCAAATTGCTGGCACCCAATATCGTTATCTTTGATAATGGCAGACTTCTCCACGCCGTTTGAAGCAATCACTTCCAGGCTTGGTAGTAGCGCTGCCTGGAAAAAATACTTTCCTGGAATTGCAACAGGAGCTGCACCAGACTACTCTGAATACAAACAACTACCATCAAAAACGCAACTTCCTTCCTTTAAAGGAATTGATTTTACAACCGGTAAAGCTGTTGACCTTGGGCAATATGCAAACTTCGGTATTAATTCACCTGGGGCAGAACCTTCTTCTAACGTTTTAACTCCCCCAACTTATTCAGACCCGGCAAGCCCAATTAGCGAAACCAATCTTGATCGCCTTTACGATAAATACAGGGCTCTCGCACGTGAACAACGCGCAGATGATTACGCTTACAACCTTGCAATGCTTGACCCGCTTCAAAAACGTGTTTTAGATACTGCACAGAAAACGCGTGCAATGGATCTTGCTTACGGATCCCAAGGGTTAAATATTCGTGAGCAAAGCCCTTCTGCGGTTGCGGCTCGTGCAGCCTCAGCTCAAAATCAACTAGCACAAGCCTCTGGTAGTTTTGCCACTGAACTTGATGCCGTCTCTAACGCTGCTTACAGAGCTGCCATGGCAAACGCTCAAGGTCTTGCTCCACGCGGCAGAGCAGCCTGATTATAATACATTAAAAGACTAACTGACAATGGGATCACCATCATCACCGCCGCCCCCAAACGTCGTTTATAATCCGCCGCCGCCTCCTCCAACGGTTACTCCTACACCAACTCAAGCTGTACGTACGCAAAGTGCGCTTGATGAAGTAGCGGCAGCGCAACAACGCTTAAACATGGAGTTAGGCGCCCAACTTGATCGCACTAACAGTGAGTTTTTTACCGGTCAAGACATCAGGCGAACTCAAAGTGCCGGCGCCGAACAACGTTTAACAACAGCTACCGCTGGCGAACAAGAACGTGCAACTATTGGTGCAACAGGCCAACAATATCGAACCGGCTTAGAAACTGCTGGCGCACAAGAGCGTGCAACCCAAGCTGAACGTTATGGCGGCGAAGAAAGATTGGTCGGTGCCCGTGGAACGCAAGAACGTGCCACAATCGGAACTACAGGTGAACAACAACGTCTCGGCTATGCAGCAGCCGGTGAACAAGAACGTGCAACGCAAGCACAAAGGTACGCCGGTGAAGCTGGTTTAATCGGTGCAACAGGTGAACAACAACGTCAAACCCAAGCTCAAAGATATGCTGGTGAAACCGGTTTAATTGGTGCAACAGGTGAACAACAGCGTGCAACAATCGGCGTTTCTGGTGCGCAAGAGCGTGCAACCCAAGCTGAACGTTATGGCGGCGAAGAACGATTGGTCGGTGCCCGTGGAACGCAAGAACGTGCCACAATTGGCGTTACTGGCGAGCAACAACGTTTAGGTTATGCAACAGCCGGCGAACAAGAACGTCAAACACAGGCTCAAAGGTACACCGGTGAAGAACGTTTAATTGGGGCTACTGGAGCGCAGCAACGTCAAACCCAAGCAGAACGGTACTTAGGAGAAACTGGATTGCTTAGGGAATCCGGAGCACAAGAGCGTGCAACACAAGCTGAACGTTATGGCGGTGAGGAGCGTTTAGTTGGTGCTCGTGGCGAACAAGAACGTGCAACTACTCGCGTTTCTGGAGAAGAGCAGCGTAAAGGAATCCAGACTACTGCAGGTGAACAACGTACAACTGACTTGCAACAAGAGATGTTTAGGCGCTATAAAGAGAACAGAGATTACGAACAGGCGCAACGCCAATACCGTGCATGAAAACCTGGATTCAAAGTTTAACCGACAAAGACCGCGAATCCTTTCTTGCATTTTGTAAACGTACATCTTCTCCAATTCAAATGTACCTGTATGCCCGTTTTCTCGGGTTTACAGGTAGCATTGTAGAGTGCAATGAGTGGTCGCAAAACGAATACAAAAAACGAAACTTTAACGCTATCTTAGAAGACGAAATTGATTCTATGCAAAGTGACATCGCCAAGCTACGCGATGCCATTGACATGGGCATGGTTAAACAAGATATGGGCACGTCGAGAATTGCAATGCTCCAAAAAGAACTGCGTGGCTCAATTAAACAACTGAACGACGAAAAGGTTTTGCTTGATAAACAAGGTTTAATCCTTGCTGGCGCAGACCGAGCATTGCGTGAAATGTTATCCATCTTTCGAGATGATCCCATTGAAGGTCCTCTCCAGGAAGCTTCCATGGGTGTTTGGACCAAGATCTTGTCAGAAGAATCCTGAGGATTAGTACGCTATGCTACGGGCATGGCAGGCACTAGCATTTATTCCGTTTACCGTCGTACTGCTCGTGCAGCAGCACAGCAACGCGTTGTTAAAAAAACAACAGATATTGACATAGAAAGAGCACGTACAGATTTTGCTTATTTTTGTGACGTTGTAGGTGACAAACCGCCAGCACGACATCACAAAGAATGGCACCGTTATCTCTGTACTAACGAAAGCACTGAATGTTTAATCGGCATTGGTGGACCAAACATTGACATTCTGGCACCTCGCGGTTCAGCAAAGTCAACAATCTTAGGTCTCTATACTGCTTGGGCAGTTGGTGTTCACGCTCTGCACAAAAAACCGTTAAAAATTCTCTATATCTCATACACCGTTGATGTTGCCCGTCCCAAAAGCGCGGCCATTAAACGAATTATTGAAGAAAGCAAAGCATACAAAGAAGTTTTTCCAATGGTAAAAATTGCCAAAGGAATTAACTCCAATGAATACTGGAGTATTGATTGGAAATTTGCAGGCATTAAATCAACAGGTGAAGAAGAATTCACTGTTTGTTGTGCTGGTCTTAAAGGTGCTGTGACCTCTAAGCGTTCCCATCTGTGTATTATCGATGATGCTATTAAGAGTGCCGACGATATTAAAAACCGCGACATCCGATCAGCAATGGAAGATAACTGGAACTCAGTTATTGTTCCTACTATGTTTGAAGGCGGACGCGCCATTTGCCTTGGCACACGTTTCCGGCACGACGACATTCACAACAGTACTTTTACTCCAGCTAATGATTGGGTCCAAATCGTTCAATCAGCAATTACCGTAGATGAGCACGGAGACGAAGAATCATACTGGCCCGAAATGTGGTCATTGGAATACCTGCAAGACAGGCGTCGCCAAGCTCCCATTGCATTCAGCTTTCAGTATCAAAACCAAATTGTTCAAACCAGCGAGCTGTCTCTTTCGCCAGATTTGATTGTTAAAGGAAACATCGCTACACAATTCGACACCCTTGGCGTTGGCGTCGATCTTTCCGCTGGTGTACGAGAACGTAATGACTACACCGTTTTTGTAATGGGTGGGCGTGTCGGAGACAAGATTCATATCATTGATTCCAAACGTCTCCGGATTATGGGCAACCTAGAAAAACTGGAAGCCTTAATGGAAATGATGGAAGAATGGGGCGTCATCCACAAAGATAAGAATCAATACTTCCCAACGGGAAGCCACATTGACATTTGGTCAGAAGCCGTCGCATACCAAGCATCCCTGGAGGCAGACTTTAAACGAATTTGTTTAGGCGAACACGGGCTTTACAACATGAACTGGCATGCAGTAAAAGGTTTCCGTGGGGATAAAGTTGCGCGGTTTAGAGGAATCATGGGTTTGTTTGAGCAGCGTAAAATCATCTTTAACAGGTTTCGCAGATTTGGCGCTTTAACAGATGAGATCGTAAACTTTGGTGTAAGCTCTCATGACGACTGCGTTGACGCGTTAATTTGGTTGTGCAATGGCTTAATGACCAGAGGCGCACTGCAGTTAGAGTATTGACGATTTAAACTAAAGAAATCACCCTCACAATGTCTACCAGCTATTACAATGTAGAACTGGAGCAAGACGCTTACGGTTCTGCAGTCATTCCTCTTCCTGATGAGCTGTGCCACGACATGGCCCTTCAACCAAATGAAAGGTTTGAAGTTGAGGTTGAAGATGACATCATCACACTCAAACGGCTTTCCGCTGGCTACGATATTGAAGAATAATCTGACTCTTAAGCAGCAATGAGCGATAGTAGTAAATCCGCACTCGACGCTATCCTCAAAGCCGTCGTAAACCGCGATGGTACCGGCACGGCTGACACCATGCTGGTTAATGCGCACCTATCCCAAATGAAAATGTTTGGGGTGCGTCAGGGAGTTGAGTTTTATCCGCAGCAAGATAATTTTGGTACTCAACGGTTTGACTTCATTCAACAAGTCATCAAATTTAACAAGCTCGATGCCAGGCTCGATTCCATTTGGGATCGATTCTTGTGCTACGGAAAAGGTCTTTTCTATATACGTCCTACCAAAAAAACGTACCGCCTTTATTGGTTTGATAAAGACGCGTATCGAACCTATTACTCTCCAGAAGGTGAACTAGAAGAAGTTATCATCATCTATCCGTACAAAGTTAAAGCTTCGCGTGGCTTCCAGGGTGTTGGTTTAAATACGGATAAGCGTTACATGCGGCTTCGCATTACCGCTACAGAAATCGAAGAGTTCCACAGCGAACAAGAAATTACATTCGACATGCCAAACATGGAGTTTGGTATAACCGAAAAAAAGACTGTAATCAATACAATGGAATTTATTCCTTGCATTGAAGTCTTTAACAATCCCGATGCTTTTGGCACAGAAGGTGTAGGTGAATTTGAGTGGTTATCCAATCAAATTCTTGCTCACGATGAAATGGTTAAAAATATCAGAGCAAACCTTTCATTCTTTGGCAACCCTACTCTTCTTTCTTCTCGCCCCAAGCAAGACATTATTGAAAGCCAAGACAATGATGTTGCGCAGAGACCCAGCATTTCCAGTCAATCTGGATTCCAATCAGACTTCTTTCTTTCAAGTTCAACGTACAAACAAGACAACGTAAGTCGCCAGGCTCCTGGATACATTGGGCGTCCAGGTAGTGGCATGCGTGTACCACGAGTCATTGCAAACCTGGAGCCAACTGATCGTGTTGGCTTCATTACTCCCAATGCTGTTAGCTCTGATCAAGCTCGGTATTCCGAACAACTTCGTAATGAGATCCGGCTTGCTTTAGGTGGTATCGATGACCTTAGCATTACAAATGTAACAGCTACGGAGATTAAATCAGCTTATGGACGCGTAAGTGCTACTGCAAAGAAAAAATGCTTACAACTTTATACCTATGGAGTGTGCAAGTGTTTTGAATTAATGATCTTCCAGGAGGAACAGATTTTCCGTAAGTCTTTGGCGTACGCCTCCGGCATCAAATATCCGGCTCCTCCGGAAGATCCTAATGACGAAGCTGCGCAAATTAAATACGACAAACAGAAAGCAGCGTATGAAAAAAAACTTCAAAAAGCTATTGACACTGCCCTGGAAACAAAAGAAGTACCTGATGGCGTTCTTGGATTAGCGCCAGACGGGGATCGGGTAGTTAACTGGCGCTGGATGGGACCCGTTTATGAAGATACTGCACAGGACAAATTAAACCAATCTATCTTTACTCGTAACCTACAAGAATTAGGTGTTGATAGCATTGAAGCACTGAAGTATTTATTCCCTTCAAAAACGGATGACGAAATCGCGGGAATGCTCTCCGGTTTCCCATTCCGAATGGTAGGGGAAGTACAGAGGGCCTACTCCGCATTTATTGATCTAATCAATCAAGAGATGCGAACACCACATCCGCAGCAACCCAATCTTCCGATGGCTGCGGATCCGAGATTAGATCTCACTCCCTTCCTTTACCGAACTCTCGAAAGCCTACAAAAAGAGGTAACCTATGCAGGCCGATACCGCAGCGCCGATCCAATCGGTACCCCAAGTATCCCAGACCCAGCCGATCAGCTACGCGGCTCCGGTAGCACAGACGGCGGCTCAGGCCCCGGCGGTGGCAACGTCTCCCCAATGGGTGGCGCCTTACCAGCAAGCGGTGGCCCCAGCCCCGCAAATGCAGGCCCAGATGGGGGTCAGCAACTACCAATCCAGCCCTACACCGTACTACCACCAGGAATCCCTGGCGCCCCAACAAACAGCACCACAATCGGAGAACCCTTACAAGGAGGCATTCAACCGGGTAGTGGGGCTCCTGAGTTCGCCCGTCCAATTCCCGTTCCAGGGTCAACAATCGAGCGCGAACCAACAAGTCGCACCGGTCAACTACAATTCCCAACCGGTTCCCCAGTACAACAACGCGGGGATGCCGACCTCTATGCCTGGGATCAACAACAACCAGGCTTACTCCAACGGTTATTCCCAAACTTCGCAGGAAATCAGCCCGGACCAACTCCGCGCAAGCGGGGTAAGCGAAGCTAGTCTTCAGGTCATTGATCACTTCGGTGCTGACGTGCCAGCTATTCTCAATAGCTACGCGTGTCAGTTAGAAGATGCTCTGATTGCTACCAACCAGCAGCTCACTGAGGCTGTTGGTCTGCTCCAGGAACTCTCTAACGAGCACCGCTCCTATGAGACCATCCTGACCGATCCGGACGTCCTGGCTGACTACACTTGTGAGTTTTTCGGTGAAAATGGCCCCTATCCGGTGCCCGATGAAGAAATTGGTTACAGCCGTGCCCCTCAAGCCGTTGGTCAACAGTTCCAGCGTCCTGTGGCTCCTCAGCGTCCTGAAATGCCTGCTCCCCCGCAGCCCCAAGTTCAGGGCAACCCCGCTGACTTCTGGAACGGTTTTGGTGCTCTGGCCGAACGTGATCCTTCCAATGCCTGGCGCTATCTGAACATGGCATCTCCCGATGCTTTCCGTCAGAAGCTGATGGTGATGGAGTGATACTCGGATTGTTGATATAATCCGTTTATTAGAAAACATAGTAACTGTAAAATAAGGGGTAGCAATAGCTGCCCCGTTTTTGTTTCTAAAAAAATGGCATCAAAAAAAGCCAGTGTGGGTGCCAGGACGCAACAGTTCTTGGCCAGTATTGGCACAGCTGGCGGACCAATTGGCTCACCTTCATTGGTTGGTTTTGGTGGTTACGATCTTGCACAGCAGGTTCAAGCAGGTAACACAGATCATTTTGCTGCTGTGCGAATGATGAGTGACGGAACCGGTGTTGGTGATCCTCGTGCTCCGCAACCTCCAATGGCACAAAACCTGGATGCTGCCTACCTAAAGTTAAACCTTCCAGGATCTCCGTTGCCACAACATGGTTTGTTTACAGATCGTAATGTTAAAGCAACAGAAATTACACAAGATCAGATGCTCGCCAGTGAGCAAATGATGATGTCACAAATGATGCCGATGCGTGGACAACTTCCCATGGGTATTATGCCTCCCGCTCCCCAAAAGAAAGGTAACCGCTGATGGACAAAGCAAAAGCAAAAAAAGCAGTTAGCAAATCAAAAGGTCGTAAAAAAACTGCGCAACAGGAAGATCCAGCAGCAGCCCTTGGCATGATGAGTGCTACCGCTGGAATTAACCCTGAAGTTCAAGCTTCTTCCATCTCACTGCAACCAGCAGACGGTTACATCAATCCTTATCGAGCAACCGGTACAATGGCTCCAACGTCATATACAGCAGGTAATATGCTTGCCGGTCACAATGCTCCGCATATGGTCAACTACTGAACTTAAATAATCTGGATTGATAAAGGGTTGCTATAATTTTTTCAATGGGACGGAAGTTCCAGGCAAGCAGCGGTTACGGGAAACCGGAAACTACTGTACCCAAGGATCCTCCAGATCCTGGTTTCAGCTAAAACTTACGCTGAATTACCAACATGTTTATCGATAGCTAACTCAGATCCTGATAGGTTTTTCCTTTTAAGATTTGATAAATGGCCAAGTGATTGCAGTTAAAGTAAGCAGCAATTTTTCTATAAGAAAGACCGTCTGATCTCATTTCTTTAATCTGCACAATGTCATCCTCCGAAAACTTTCTTAATGTTTTCTTTGGCCTACCTTTACTGGCGTAACCATTTTTAGAGTAGCACCCAGCTTTTAACGCCCTATCGTAATTCTCTCTTTTTGTAACAACTTCAAGGTTTTCAAGAGAATTGTTTCTTTTGTTTCCGTCTTTGTGATCAACTTGAAGAGAAGCACTTCCGGTTCCGTGTAAAGCTAAATCTAAATCTAAAAATGTCACAGCCATAAGAACGTGTACATGGTGCCTTTCTTTCTTTTCATTTTTAAGAACAGAAACCCTGTCGTACATGCTTGATGAGCTGACCTTTAATTCAACAAAGTCTTCATTGATTTTTTGATAAGGAGTCCCAGAAAAGCTCAAGTAAAGGTTTTCAAATCCAGGAACAAGTTTTGGTTCCATGTTGTATAAAAACAACTTGATTCCAATCCTAACACGACTTAGCTGAGTAGTCAACGTTGTCGCCTGATCAGGCAACTGATCAGTGAAAACCGGGTGAATTCAGGGAAGCCCTAACGTCAAGTCGAGGGTAATCCTGAGCCAAGCCAACTAAGTACGTAGTTGGAAGGTGCAGAGACTAGGCGGTGAATGACGCTTCATTCGTAATACGCCATTAGCGCCCGGCACCCTTACAGGGTGAAGAGATAGTCCACCCCTTCAGGAGACTGGAGATCAGGAGAACGATTTTCCCAAGCTGTTGGGCGCGGAGCTGTACCGTCCCCACCCGGCTTATATTGTGGAAATGGCAGCCGAGCCTGTTGTTGTCCACGACTTCACTAAACAGCCTGGTCAAACTGTTCAGTTAGACCGGTACCGTTTCTGGGGCAACCCCGGCACCAAAACTCAGCGTGAGCGTACCCAAGACCAAACGATTGGTACGGCTAATAGCCGCTCCATCGTTAAGGACAAAGTGCTCGTCTCTCTGCGTGAGTACACTGGTCCTGCCGACCCGAACAACTCCAACCTCCCGAGCACTTTCAAAATTGCTCGTGAGACTCTGATGACCGCTCAGCGTCTGCTGCTGGACACCGGGAACCTTAACATGTTCCACCAGTCCATCGGTTCGCTGACCCTGCTAGACGACTATCGCCGCTGGCGCGATCGTGTGTTCCTTGATGAGTTTTCGAAATCGGAAGCTCGTGGTGCCTCTTCTGACACCCAAGGTGGTTACTACTACCCCAACGGTAAGATCAAGACTGGCTCTACCACGCTGACTGCTTATTCCGCTACAGAATACGCTTCTGAGCGTTATAAGTTCAACGTCAAAACTGACCTTCTGGAAGTTGTCAAGCAACTCCGCAAGCGCAATGTGCCTGTCTTTGCTGACGGTTACTACCGCTGTATTGCTGATCCCTCTTTCATGAAGGATCTGCGTGCTGACCAAGGTTTCCGTGAAGTGGCTCGTTACCCTGGCATGGGCCAGCCTAACCCCCTTATGGGTGCCATGGCTCCCAACGCCTCCATCTATGGCGGCGGTCAGTACGGCCAAGCTCAATTCGTGGCTGGTGAACCGATCATGCCTTCTGGCTTTGTCTTTGAAGGCGTACGTTTCTTCGAGTCCACCAACTTTGCTGACAAGTCCATCACTGTGGACACTGGCGACGGTCTCGGCGCTGTGTCTCACAACACTCCTCCTGCTCTGTTCTTCGGTCCTCAGGCCGTTGGCGTGGGCATCGGTGGCCCCAACGCTCAGGTTCTCATCAACAACAACGATGACTTCAGCCGCTTTATCATCTTGATTTGGCAGCTGTACGCTGGCTTTGCCAACCTGAACAAGGACTTCGTCACCGCAGCTTTCACCATCGTTTGAGGAGGTAACTAACAATGGCTACTTATAAATCAAACGCTGGTGCAATTCTGCAACCAGGCAACCAGGTTAACCGCCTCTCTGGTTACAACGGCGAGGGTGTGTTTGGTTGGCCAGGTGTTGAAGCTTACGAAACTATTGGTTACGTCAGGATCAGCAACCTTGCTGCTGACAAAGCTAACTTCAAGAGCTTTGACATCACCGTGCCTTCCCCGGATCGTCGTCCTGACGACCGTGTGCGCGACAACCGCACCTCTCTCGTGGTGCCAGCTTCTTCAGCTCGTCCTACCTACGTTGTGGGTGCGTCGATCGCGGTGGCCCAAGACTACACAGTTACTGGTTTCCCCGCTGATCCTGTGACTGCCAACATTGGTGGTACCACTTCCGAGCTGCTGGTTCTTGGTCCTAACAACGCTGGCGTACCTTTTGGTATTCCTGCTACTCAGCTGAACGGTCTTGCCGCTGCTACATCAAGCATCACTGCTGCCAGCTCCCTGTTTACTCAGGGCCTGTCTGGCGTTACGGCTGCTGGTCTTCCCTTCCCGTCCAGCGTTACTAGCACAATTGTTGCTGGCGACCTTGCCAACAGCATGATGTACAAAGTAACTTCGGACACCACCTTCAAGGTGTTCAACACCACTGCCATCACCTCCACAACGGTAAATGGCGCCGGTATCTTCATCAGCCAAACTGATTTTGATGCTGGACGTGCAGGCTACCTTGTGTGTCGCGTGAACTACATTCGTCCTCAAGCCGCCGTCTCCTGGCGCGACATTGAGGGTCTGATTGACTTTGCTTCCCAAGTGGGTGGCGACGACATCTGATCAGTAGCGCAACAAGGTTAATGTTGGTATTGTATTGGTAGTTGTCACTCCTATGGAATGCTCTACCAATACAAACTGACTGGCGGACTCGTTGAAGTTGTTTCTAAACACGGAGACGGTGTCTTAATGTGTGTGGACTCTCAAGATGAGGTTATCTATGTCGAAGAAAACGACTTGACGCCTCATCTTGAAGCCACCAACGAAAAAATTCGGACGGAAGAACGTCTAACTGCTCAGCTTGAAGCTGAAGGCGTTCGTCCAGCCAAGCCAACAACACGGGAAACTTTCCCTCTTGATGTCCGCATCAATATCAACACAGCAACTGCACGTCAGATCGCAGACTCTCTCCCTGGCGTCGGACTTAAGACAGCCCGTGACATTAAAGACTTGCAAACGTCGTTGCCAGCTGAACGTTTCCAGAAGTTAGAGCAACTCCGATCAATTAAACGCGTCGATTGGGATGAGATTTTTAAAGAAAATCTTGTCCGCGTAGAGTGATAATTTGCGCGTGCTAGTGTGTTACTGGGTATAGCTATAGCCTGCGATACCCAAAAACGCATTAATAAAAACTAATGCAACTCGATACCTTCCTTAAATCAAAGGTCCGCTGGCACCTGGGGTACAACACTACATCCATCCCCGCTGGTGACCAAGCGCGGCTAGAGGAAGCTGTCAACAACATCCCAGATTCGTTCTGGTATAGCAAGATTGTCGAACAGGTCGGTCGGTGCGATGAGGCTGAAAAACGCACAGACATGACAGGTAGCGTGAACAATAACACCGTTCCTCGTAATCGTATTGAAAGCATCGCTGGTGACGTTGATCGTACGATTGCAACTTCTGATTTTAGGGACACGCTAAAAACCTGGACGGCAATTTATCTATACGAGACGGATCGACTAGCCCTTCATCTTTATGTCCCCAATTACCGAAATCCTGAACAAGCGAGGTATCGGTTTAATCGGGAAGGCGCTGAGTTTATCCAAGCACTTCCTGGCCCCGCTGACGTTGCTGTTGGCACTCGACTTATGCTCAACAACAGCTTCCGCTAAATCCTCATCAGCTGCATCAGTCATGGCAGAAGATCTAGCTTTTTACCAACAACAAGTACAGAATCCTTCTGTGCAAAAGCTGCTTAACGCAATTCGTTACGCAGAAGGAACAGCTGGTCCTCAAGGCTACCAAACACAGTTCAGTGGTAAAAAGTTTTCTGATTTAAGTCGCCATCCAGATCAAGCAATCAGTTCAGGTGGATACACCAGCACCGCCGCTGGAGCCTATCAATTTTTAACACCGACTTGGCAATCTGTTTCAAAAAAACTTGGACTAAAAGGTTTTGGCCCTAAAGAGCAAGACATTGCTGGTACGTACTTAGCGCATCAACGTTTAAAACCAATTGGTGGTTTTGCACGTTTAGAAAAAGAAGGGTTGTCTCCAGAAGTTGCGGCCGCTTTATCTCCGGAGTGGGCATCGTTCCCCACGCAAAGCGGTAAAAGCTATTACGGACAACCGGTCAAGTCTTTAAAAGATCTACAAAAAGTTTTTGGCACAACTCCAAAAACAACGCAACCCACACAACAACTTACACAACAACCCGTAGCTGCAAGACAAGCTCAAACCCCAGGTGGAATTACCTACAACATTTATTTAACAGATGAAGACCAAAAAGAATCTGTTGATCCCATGGATTTCATGCGAACCTTAGCTCTTGGTCGCCGTAACAATTTAAACGTTGCTGACATGGCTAGTGCAATTGCTGGCGCCGCCAGCACTCCTCAGAACTTTGGTTTTGGTATGAGCTGATGACCAACAGCATGCACGTCGGATATGTAGCAAAAAGCGGAGAAGACGTTCTCCCTTCTACTGGCCCACATCTCGATGTTCGTGTTCTTAAAGACGGTCAGTATATTGATCCATCTACTTGGCGCTCAGGTTTACAACGTTTAAAAATTGGATCTGCTCGTACACCGCTCTATCGGCAACAAGGAGACAAGTGGTCTCCGGGATTTGCAATTACTTCTGGTTACGGCCCTAGGGTCGCTCCTACGGCTGGTGCATCAACAGACCACAAGGGCATTGATTACGGTATTGCAGGAGGAGAGCAGCTGTTCTGGGAGGGCCCAGGAACTTTTAAACCTGGCAAAGGGTACGGAAGCATTACAACCCCAGAAGGATACGAAGTTCGTCTTCTTCACACCAAAGGAGGAAAAGAAACTCAGCTTCAACCCACACAGCAAACAACTGTTCAACCGCAACCTCAAACTCAATTAACTGACGCTTTTGGTACAAACGTTACATACAACTTCTACGTTCAACCAAAAAAACAAAAATCTTCTAAAGACTACCTTACTTCTTTTATTGAAGAAAACCTTCAGCAACAAAAAGAGTCGCCTCTTTCAGCTAACTCCATCTATAAAATGCTGACATCAGCTGCTGCTCCTTCCAACGTGTATTCCTCATTTGGGTTGGGATAGATGCGACGTCTTAGCAGCTTTAATCGTTTTGTGCAGCCTACGGAGCATCCAGACGATTGGGGTAGGAAAAATGAGCCTCCCGTGGCAAGGCCAGGCGACTTTAAACTTGGCTACACCCTGGGACTGAACCGCAACGCTCCTCCCTACGAACGTCCATCTGCAACCAGTACAGGGCCTGGAATGACCGGCGCTCCTCGTAAAGCGCGTATGGCAGGAGAAGCCCTTCAAGCGTTCATAAACTCAACTGGTACGCCATCCACAGAGCCGTTGCCTGATGTAGGAAGAGCAGAAATCAGGGTTCCCTTTCTCTACTGAATGCCATAACTGTTGACCTAGACTAGAATCTAAAAATCAGAAACGTAAAACGCAGTGTCGTCTTCTAGTTCAAATAAACAACCAATGCTGGTTGATCGTCCAGCAACTACAAGCACTCTTGTCACTGTTGCTTCGGGCCAAACATTTTCTACCACACTGGTGCCGACATCTGTTGGCAACGCTACAAAAATTTTTGATGTTGATTCCTCTCTAACTGATACATCTGTCAGTGGCGCATACATTGACGAAATTTGGTTTCAATACGCAAAACGAAATAACACAGCTATTGACGCGCAGTCCCCAACAACGGGAACTTACTCTGCAAATGGAACAACAGTTACCGTAACAATTGCAGCTGGTCACAACGCGCAGATTGGACAAAAAGTTGTTCTGGATTACACCAGCTACAGCTCTGGCAGCTTACCAGCAGATGAAATTATTACAGTTACTTCCGTAACTCTAACAACCTTTACCGGCACAACAGCGGCCTCTGTCTCAGGACCAATTACCGGTAATGTCAATGCTTACCTGCCACTTGACTTTTGTTTCTATCTTGTTAACGCAGCAACTCTTACAAATACAAACCAGTTCTTTCCTTTATTTGTTGCTAGCATCCCCGCAACTTACGATAACCAGTTTTTTAGCCTCAGCTCTAATAACGTTCTTCCTCTCATTAACCACCCAGTTCCTCAGGCTGGCGCAAACTTTACAAGTACAAACAGCCTGACATCGCCTAAAATTCGTGGTTTAATGTTGCAACGTGGACAAGCTCTTTATGCAGCAGTAAGCGGTCCCACTGCGCTAACTAATGGTTTCTATGTAGGTGTCCAAGGCGGATACTATTGATGCAAGACAATGCCCTTTAATTCTAGCGGATTCAAAAATCCAGCTAAATTAAATTTCAACGGAAAGTCTTTTGGTGGTTTTGAAGATCCAAAACAGTTTCGGAAATCACCTGCATATTCATTAGATGCAAACCCGTTTAAGTTTACGCCGGATAAAGATGAAGTTCGTAGTCGAATTAAGTACTACGATCAAGATTCTCTTTGG